AGAGGTTTTAGACTATTAGATCCAAACGAAGAATTAATAAATGGTGATGTTTTAGCAATGAGTATTTTTGGACAAGGATTAAATCATGTGGCTATTTTCTTAGATGGAGATGTTTTACATCATTTAGCAGATAGACTATCTTGTAGAGAGGCATACTCACCTTGGTTGTTAAAATGTACAGGAGGGCGGTATCGTTATGTTGCGTAAACTAAAATTGTATGGAGAGTTGGCAAAATTTATAGGCCATAAAGAATTTGAGATAAAAGTGCATAATTTAAGTCAAGCTATTAGTTTCTTAGTAAATAATTTTCCAGAAGCAGAAGCATATATGAATCCAAAACTTTATCAAGTACGAATTGGAGATTATACTATAGATAAGGATGAAATAAATGATCCAATAGGACAACAGGATATACATATCGTTCCAGTAATATCAGGAGCAGGAGGTGGTTTTGGTCGATTTATTACAGGTGCATTTTTAATTGGTGCATCGTTTATGTTCCCTGGTGCAGGATTATTTGGTACTACTGGACTATTTGGTGCTGGTGTTGCTGGAGCAGGAATTGGAACAGCTATTGGTACAGGTTTAAGTGCTATCGGTGCTGGTTTAGTACTTTCGGGTGTAAGTGAAATGTTATATCCAACGGTAGAACCTACATTTGAAGATAATCCACAAATTTCATTTAGTTTTTCTGGAACGCAAAATACATCTAGGGCTGGTACACCAGTTCCGATTGTTTATGGTGAAATATTTACAGGTTCAGTTGTTATTAGTGGTGATGTAGACACAGAAGCGGTACAAGTATGACGGATACAAATAAGTACATAGCAGGTGGAGGTGGTGGTTGTTTTACTGGTGATACTCCTGTATCTATCCCAGGTGGCACTAAATTAATTAAAGAGATTAGTGTTGGTGATATTGTATGTAGTTTCGATGATAAAGGTACTATTTATCATGCCAAAGTTTTAAAAGTACATGAGCATGAAAATGAACCTGTCACTAGATATGCAATCTGGGGTGGAAAAGATTTAGATGCAACACCAAACCATTGGGTTTTAAATCAATTTAATGCGTTTGTTGGTATCGGTACTTTAAAAACTGATGATTGTTTAGTTGATGAATTTGGTCATTTAAGACCGATTGTTAAACGTACTGAACTTGGAGAACATACTGTCTACAACTTAACTGTTGAAGGGCATCATACTTTTATTGCTAATACCATTCGTGTTCATAATGCTGGACTAGGGCCAAGTATCGCTGGTTCTGGTGGTGGTGGAAGCAGAAAAGGTGGTGGTGGCTCACCTCCTTCAATCACACCTGATAATTTACATAGTCAACAGTTTGCTACATTAGTTGACTTAATTTCTGAAGGAGAAATAGAAGGTTTTGCAACTGCTTCAAAAGAAGGAAGGACTAAAGGTACTTCCGCATATCTAAATGCTTCACTAAAAGATATTTTTTTAGATAATACACCTATTTTACAAGCTAATGCTGACTCAACTGACCCATCAACAGTAGATTTCAATCACAAAAACGTAACTTTTGATGTACGTTTTGGCACGACAAATCAGACACAGTTACAAGGACTAGAAGGAAGTTCATCTGTATTTAATGTTGGAGTAGAAGCTAAAAAAGGTGTCTCTAATGCTGTAACTAGACAACTTACAAATAATACTGAATTAGATGCAGTAAGAGTAACGATTACCGTTCCATCACTTCAAGAACAAAGAGAGGATGGAGATGTAGTTGGTTCTCAAGTTACTTTTGAAATTCAAATTCAAAATAATGGCGGTGGTTTTACTACTAAAGTTACTGATACTATTCAAGGTAGAACAGCAGATGCTTATAACAGGGATTACAGAATAAATCTTAGTGGTTCTCATCCAATAGATGTAAGAGTTGTAAAAACGTCAGATGATAGTACCGATAGAAAATCAAGAGATTTAATTTGGCAATCTTATTCAGAATTAATTGATGATTCAAATACATATCCTGATAGTGCTTATACAAAATTACGGTTAGATTCAGAATTTTTTACTAGGATTCCATCTAGAAAATTTAAAATTAGAGGAATAAAGGTAAGAATCCCAGGAGCAGGTGCTAGTGGATCAGGAACTCCAACTGTAGATTTACAAACTGGAAGAGTAGTTTATCCAACTGGTTACATTTTTAATGGTGTTATGGGTGCTGCTCAATGGACAACTTGCCCTGCACTAATACTTCTTGATTTACTTACTGACACAAGGTATGGATTAGGAAATCATATTGTAGATAGTAATTTAGATTTGTTTTCCTTTGTAACCGCTAGTAAGTTTTCTAATGAACTTGTTGATGACGGATTTAATGGGCAAGAGGCTAGATTTGCTTGCAATATAAATATTCAAACAAGTGTAGAAGCGTTTGATGTAATAAACATTTTATCGGGAATAATGAGGTGTATGCCAATTTGGGCTCAAGGAGCATTACAACTTACACAAGACAGTCCCAGAGATCCTAATTATCTATTCACAATGGCTAATGTTGGGCCAGAAGGTTTTAGTTATACAGGTAGTAGTTTAAAAACTAGAAGCACAGTAGTTGCAGTTTCTTATTTTAATATGGATATCAGAGATATAGATTATGAAGAAGTAGAGGCTGAAACAGCTTATAAAAATAAATATGGGTTACATCTTAAGAGAGTAAAAGCTTTAGGTTGCACAAGTAGAGGTCAAGCTAGAAGATTTGCAAAAGCAATACTATTTTCAGAGCAAAGAGAAACGGAAGTAGTTACTTTTTCTACTTCAATGGAATCAGGAATAATTGTACGCCCTGGAACGATTATTAGCATTGCAGATCCAGCTAGATCAGGTGTAAGGAGAGCAGGAAGAATTAATAGTGCTACAACCACTCAAATAACCGTTGACAACTCGGATGCTACAGATTTATCAACTGCAAGCAATCCAAAACTCAGCGTTATAATGCCCGATGGGACGGTAGAGAATAAAAACGTAACTGGGATATCGGGTAAGGTAATTACTTTAGAAAGTGCTTTGAGCGCAGCACCAAATGTTAATAGTGTTTGGATGCTTGAAAATGATTCAGTTTCTTCTCAACAATTTAGGGTTATGTCAGTTGAAGAAAGAGATGGTATTAACTATGCAATATCAGCGTTAGCTTATGTAAATGCGAAATATGCTTTTATAGAAGATGGTGTACCAATCCCTGCTCAACGCATATCTACTTTAAATATAATAAAAGAGCCTCCTAATGGATTGTCTGCAGAGGAAAAAATAGTCGTAATCAATAACCAGCCTGTATCAAAGTTAATTATTAGATGGCAACCTGTTACTGGTGTATCAAGTTACATGGTTAATTACCGATTTGAAGATAATAATATTACTTCAAATAGAGTCAGCAGTCCTGATTTTGAAATATTTAATTCTCAAGTAGGTACTTATCAAATATCTGTTTTTAGTCTCAGTGCAGATTTACAGGCTAGTACGACATCAAGTGACATTACATTTAATGCTTTAGGTAAAACGGAACTTCCAGGAGATGTCCAAAATTTATTTATCGAACCAATATCAGATCAGTTTGTACGCTTACGTTTTGATAAGTCTATAGATGTTGACGTAATTCATGGTGGAAACGTGGTTGTTCGTAGTAGTAACTTAACAAGTGGGGCAACATTTACTAATGCAGTTGACGTAATCCCTGCTCTTCCAGGATCTATCAATGAAACAATCGTTCCAAATATTGTTAATGGAACGTATTTGGTAAAATTTAAAGATGACGGAGGGAGGTTAAGTGCTGGTGAAGCTTCTGTTGTAATGATTCAAACAGAGCCAGATGTACTTCCTAAACTAACAATTCTGAGTGACAGAGAAGATTTAGATACTCCTCCATTCCAAGGTTTTAAAGATGATTGTTTCTTTTCTGATGAAGTAGACGGATTAGTACTCGGCTCAACTGCATTTATTGATGATGTTGCCGATTTTGATGCTATTGCTGATGTAGATTTCTTAGGTGATGTAGATAAAACAGGGGGATCTTATGACTTCGCAAATACTTTAGATTTGGGAGGATCACAACCTTTAATTGTAAGGAGACATATAGTTTCTCAAGGTTTTTATCCTAATGATTTGATTGATAAAAGAACAGGAAATGTAGATACATGGACTGATTTTGATGGAGCTACAGCCTTTGATGTAAATGCTAAATTGTTGGTTGCTACTACTCAAGGTGATCCTGATGCTACTACTTCAGCTACTTATGCACAAAGTGGAACGACTATAACTATTACGAAATCATCTCATGGTTATTCTGTGGGTGCTTTTGTCACTGTTGATTTTACAACTGGTACGACTAATGAATTAGATGGTTTCTATGAGATAAAGACCGTTCCAAATGCTAATACTTTTACATTAACATCTACAACAAGTCAGACAACAAGTGGAAATTGTACGTTTAGTGCTGAATTTTCTCAATTTAATCCTTTTGTTAATGGTGTTTATGTAGCGAGAGGGTTTAAATTTAAGTGTGAGATGACTACAGATGATCCTGCACAGAGTATTGAAGTAGATCAACTTGGCTATACTGCTGCTATACAAAGTAGAACAGAAACAAGTTTAGGCAATGCGGGGGCTGCGGCAGGGGGTCATATTGCTTCTGGAACGTCAACTAAATCAGTTACATTTACAAATAGTTTCTTTACAGGTCAGTCAGGTACTAGCGTTGCAGCGAACTCTGTATTACCTTCTATAGGAATAACTATTGAAAATGCACAGCAGGGAGATTTCTTTGCGTTATCATCTATT